CTTACTATTAGATTATTAATACATGATAACATCTCACCGGATACCTCATGAAATTCATCATATAGAAAACAGATTGAAGACATCGGATTTTGAAAAGCCGCAGGGTATGCAGGATTCTCCTTTTCTGATGCCTCTTGAATGACATTATGTAAACGTTGACTTGCATGACCATATGTCGATATATATAATGTTAACTGATCTTCATCTTCAGGTGGAAAAAAATCGATTTCTACTTTTCGTTTAAGATGGACTAACTTAATATCTGGTCAATTCCATTTTGGAAAATCATTTTATTTGAATGATTTTACTAGGACATTTCGTGGAAATAAAATCCACATTTTGAATGGACGATTTGATTGGACTTCTTTTTGTGAAAATAGAGTTTTATGGTGTTCGAATAAAGATGCGGGAAATAATGTGGTTTTACCGGTTCCAGTTGGTGCGGAAATGATGGTTCCTTTAGTATTATAATTATCATCCTTGTATTCTTTAATGAAGCGATAAATCACTCCACCATCGGAAATAACATGTGATTCCCAAGGATTTTTAAAGGAATTAGGTGAATACTTCTGAGTGGAACCGTTAGTGTTTCGGAAATTATATGCTCCGTTGATGATAAGGACGAAACATCGAATAACAGGTACAGTCCAAATGAGTATCAAATCGAATCGTAAGAAATATCCTAATTGGACGGGTAAAAAATCGACAACGAAATTTGAAAATCTTTTCGATTGAATATAAGGATCTTTCGGCATAATTGCACTAATTTCCTTATCGCTATCAGCTGTAATGTGCCAGTTAACTAATGATAAGATAGCGTAGATTTTCGGTATATCAACTAAATAGAACATGATAAAACGATATAATGGTCCAATCCAGCGCAACTTCAAAATCATTTTCTCTATAGGATATTGAATTAAGTACACAATGGTTGTTAACATAGCCATATTAGCGTATACATAGAAAGGATGTGCATAAACTTCTGCTTGATATTCTGGATCAGCTATTTCTTGGTAAAATGTCGATCCATCACAGACTGCTCCCCATGGACTGAGAGCAACCTTTGAGGCCCATGCCTGTTCGGACTTTAGAACTGTTTGATATTGTATGCCGTTAGGTGTGACAACCTTACGGACATATCGCATCCAAATGAATTTTTCAATCCACTTGTTTTTTAATGGAAATGGGTTTTCAGGATAACAGTTCAGGAAATTAGGTTGCATTTTATACCATTGACGTGGCATTTCTGCTATGTAAATTTGTCCAAAGTCGGCAATTTGACGTACAATGTTTTCTGGATCATAACTTTTTCTTTCTATTTTAGCCCAGAAATCCTTAGCGTATTGTATTTCATCTCGGGTTTCAGGTTTCATATGCATTGCAAGAACCTTATAATAGCTTGGACAAGGATGTGATTTAAGAAATGCGTAGAATGCTTTCTGATATACGGTTCTTTGTTTATGATTAGCAGCTAGTTTAACACAATATTCTATCTGTTGGTCGATATCATCTGTATGTCGAGCAAAACCAGGTCCGTGTTCTTTTAATAATGTCCTAAATTCACTTATTATTTTATTTTTTGGTCGCATTTCAATTTCTCCATTTACAAATTTTACTTCGGATAAGTTTTTTCCACTATAATATAATTTTGGTAATCCCATTGTGTCTGAACGCACTGAACATTTAAAATCTGGAATTTGCATTATTTCAGCAAAATATTCTATATCATGTTTATATTCCAAGGCTAACAATGTATACAATTGTGGATTAAATGCGGTTAAAGCGATATGACCGAGTGTTCTCTCTAACATTGTCATTAAAGACTTATGATTAATAATGGAAGCTTGATAATATCTAATTGCTGTTCGTCGTAATAACATTTCGGATGGTTCTTTGTATATTACAAATTCCGGATAACTCCGCAGTGTCTGCTGGGGTTGGAATTTCATTTTGAGATTTTCAAAGTTTTGTTGTATTCCCTGTCTCCATACTTTTAAGTCTTGTTGATCTCTTTCAGTTGGTTTCCTACATTTGTTACCAAGATACATCAAATCGCTGATCTTACTACAATATTCCAACTCCAAATCTATACCAAATACCGAATAACATTCTCTTAGTCGTTTTAGATTAAGATTCCTAGTTAACATTGCGATTACACTATCATCTCCAGTGTTAAATAATTCAAATTCTTTGAAGAATTGTGATACATCTTTTTCCATATTATGGTATAACATCCAACCTGCG